AGAGATTATACTGAAGCTATTAGACAGGTTTCAACAGGTTCTGGAAGAAATGGTCAATCTCGTTGGATGGAACAAACTCCAGTAAGAGTTAGAGATTTTGTAGAAGCTATTGACAATTTAAAATAGATTACTATAATGATATTATACACAGAAGAACAATTAGAGAATTGCTATCGAAGATATAGATTACATCAGGTAAAAAAGGATATGCCTTTTATGACATTAGAGGATTTCAGACTAATGTTTGAGGATATTATGGAAATTGTATATTCTGAAGAAGAGCAATAATGGCTATACCTTTTGAAATTATAACTATGCTTGGTTCTACTTTATTAGGTGGAATTATGAGTGTTTGGTCACAGTCTATAAAGGCTAAACAAGCTCAACAGAAGATGCTTATGGAACGTGCTAAGTTTCAGGCAGAGACTGTTAAGGATGCTAGAGAGTATGATAATGCTGGCTTCCAATGGACACGAAGGATTATAGCACTTACAGCAATCTTTGCTATTGTTGTATTTCCAAAAGTTGTAGCAGTATTCTTTCCTGAAGTTCCTGTTACAGTAGGATACACAGAGTTTAGACCCGGCTTTCTGTTTATACCTGAAAAAGAAGTAATGGAATGGAAAGCGTTAAAAGGTTTAGTAATAACTCCATTAGACACTAACTTAGTAGGTGCTATAGTTGGTATGTATTTTGGAGGGAGTTTAGTAAAAAAATAATGGAAAATTTAATAGGATTTTTAATCATTCTGGCTGTAGTAGGATTTATAATCTACATACAAAAACCAGAGTGGTTTGACAAGATTTTAGGCTTTTTTAAGAAGTCTAAATAGAGCCTGTTTAAGGCTCAAAAATTGCTAAGTATACAGGTGTATGCCTAGCTCTTAAAAGTTCTCTTAGAATGGCTCTATGAGCGTCTGAGAGGTATTAATAACTCGCTTATAATTAAGGAGAAAAGAAATGGTTATAAAACATAACTTGGTGGATTTTTATTCACCCTCATTTGCATCTATGTTCGTTGGATTTGATAGATTGTTTGACAGTTTATCAAGGGCTACTGAAGTAACAGTACCTACTTATCCACCTACCAATGTAAGTAGAGATGGAGAAAACTACACTATCGAAATGGCTCTAGCAGGGCTAGACGATAACGACATAGACGTTGAAGTACAGGAAAATACTTTAACAATAATGCACGAATCGTCTGAAACAAAGGAGGAAGGCAAACTCTTTAAAGGAATTGCCCAACGCTCTTTCAGACGACAATTTAAGTTGGCTGATGACATTGAAGTTGTTGGTGCTACTTTGAAGAATGGTCTTCTATGTATTAACTTAACTAGGTTTATTCCAGAGGAAAAGAAACCTAAAAAAATTAAGATTGAATCATAGATGAAATCAGTTCCAGAATGGCAGGACAATTATACAACACGAAGACGGAGAATGAGAGAGATAAGGAGAAGCAGAGATACGGACTTAGCCGTGATGACAAGCGTAGGCTTGCTATGCGTATTCTCGTTATTTATCTTATCATAGATACTATCGTACACATAGTAAATTAATTTTAGTGAAATCGTAATGGAGAAGCGTAGGATTAATGTACCCAAAAAAAGTTAAAGAATCCCAAGACGAGCCTTGTTATCAGGGTAAGTTTTGGGATCATACTAAAAAAGATTTTGTAAGTTGGAGTGAGTTAATGCAGCAAGAAGATGTCTAAACCTGAAAGAACTTTCACGACAGAAGTTCGTAAAGATTGGCAGGATATGATAGCACAAACTCTTAAAGCTATTGACCGACATGCAAAGTACAAAGAAGATGACTTCCATGCTAGAAGTTATTATATACAAAAACAATATCTAGTTGATTTAAAAAGCTGGATACACTCAGAAGAACAAAAGAGAGGGATGAAAAAATGAGTAATGATTACCCACCCACCGGAAGATTTGGTGGAGACATGGATAGGAATGAGGTCGAGATTGATCTTAATAAGTTCATGGCTTTACTACAAGAGAAGTCTGAATTAAAAGATAGAATAAGAGAACTTGAAGACGAGAAGAATGATAACCCATATCAGAAATTAATTTTCGTTGCACAAGCTGTAGATAGTTGGAGAATTATACCAAGAGCTTTCTTAGCTGTGTATATGTATTTATTATACTTCACAACTTTTTGGTTTATGGATTTAGCTGATCCTACTTTTGAACAATCTGGTTTAATATCTATTGTTGTTGGTGCAGGAGCAGCTTGGTTTGGATTGTATACTAACTCTTCTAAATCTAAAGGAGACTTTAGTAAGGGAGGTAAGTAGTGAAAAAGAGGGCATTACTACTATTAACACTTGGTTTATTTTCAGGCATAGGCTACGCAGAACAGACAGGTAACTGTACTGCAGGTACGGAACATTGTGAACAAAATAGTTTAACTACAACTAATACTACCACAACTACCAATACTAATACAAATACCAATACAAATAATAATACCAATACCAATACTAATACAAATACGAATACCAATGTAAATACAAATACTAATACGAATACAAGTGTAAATACAAATACTAATACATCCACTAATACTAATAATAATACAACTACTAGTACTGCTACGAATACAAATGTAAATACATCTAATGCTACAACCACATCAAATAATACTAACGTTAATACTTCTACAAATGTTAACACTTCTACCAGTACTGCTACATCGAATGTTACCTCTAATGTAACTTCTAATGTAACTAATAATAGTAATGTAAATAATACAACAAACGCAACTTCAACTAATACAAATAACAACACTAACAATAATACTAACGTTAATACTACTACGAGTAACAACACAAATGTAAATACAAATAATAGTACCTCAACCAGCAATAATACAAACAACAATACGAATACAAATGTGAATCAGTCCACATCAGATTCAAATGTAACAACTGATAACACTAATAGAAACGAAAACAATACGACATCTGATAATACAAATAGAAATATTAATGAGAGTAATTCTACACAGAAGATTGAACAAGAGATAACTAGTAAAGCTCCACCAGCTTCGGCAATCGCTCCATCAATTATGAGCTACAGTCAAGACCTCTGTTTAGCTGGTCGTTCAGGAGCTTTTCAAGGACAACTTATAGGTTTTTCAGCAGGAAGAACTATTAGAGATGAGAACTGTGAACGATTAAAACTTTCTAAGTATCTCTATGATACTGGTATGAAAGTAGCAGCAGTAGGAATACTTTGCCAAGACCCCCGTGTTTTTAAAGCAATGATTCATGCTGGCACTCCCTGTCCTTACGAAGGTAAAGTAGGTAAGGAAGCTGCTGTTGGTTGGGCAGAAAACAAAGAAGACCGACCAGACTATGAAGAATACAAAAAGAAATTTGTAAGTAAGTGTAGAGGTACGAGAGGGGAAAGTGGTATGAGAAAGTCTAAGATTACCTGTGTTAAAGAATTTAATAATAACTAGTCTACTATTTTTTAGTTTAATTAGTTGTTCTTCTTTTCAGATTAAAGAAGAGCCTACTACTAAATGGGAAGAATGTAAGGAATGGACTGGCTTAGAAGAAATTTGGTCGCAATGTATGGTATCATGAAAAATAATATGCTTAAATCATGGGGATTAGGCATAGCTTTAGGATTCTTATTAGGATTAATTTCACCTACACTCAAAGCTACTTATGTCTATGAAGCTGACCAAGACCTATATGATCTAAGAAACTATTCAGGTACTACCAACTTAAATGTTGGCGATGATCAAGTATCTGCTAAGTTTAATTTTGGTTTTGATTTTACTTATTATGGCAATACTTTTACCTTTGCAAGAATGGCAACCAATGGTTGTTTGCATTTAGGTTTAACCTCTACTAGTTATAATGATTACTGTGGAGATTATACACCAGACCCACTACCTCAATATACAAATACTTTATTCCCTTTCTGGACTGACTTAATAAGGGATAATGGTTCTAAGATGTTGGCTAAAAATGTCTTGAACTCTAATGATGAGGATTTGTATACGATATTTGGTTGGTATAATCTTAGAGAATACAATAGAAGCAACACAGATAACAGTTTTGAAGTATGGTTGTACCCAAACAATACTTTTGAATATAGGTACGGTGCATTAAACATTGTTCAACATGATGTATTAATAGGTGAACAAGGACCAACCACCTCTGACATCTACCAATATTATTTCCATGATGAGTGTAATACAGGTACTACTAATACTTCTTCTTGTGTGAGTCAGAGTTGGAATCAGTCAACCATGAATACCACCTTAGAGAGTGGTGGTAGTTTATATGGTCTAGGTAGTGGTAATGAATTGGATTGTAGTAACCCCCTAAACAACGAAGCATGTTCGGGGTATGCTGCAGCCTACTTAGCTCAACAATGTGGCTTAGATTCGCTTTATAGTACTTCCTGTCCGTTGTATTGGGATGCTTATGACGATCTACAATGTAGTCTAGACCCTCAATACAGTCCTTCATGTGCAGGGTATACACAAGAAGCTTCAGTAGCTTACTATAATCCAGACGAATATGATTATGGTTATGGAGATGAATACTCGGAAGGTAACTATGGTTATGAGTACGAAGATGAGTATTTTACAGACAGTTGTATAGATGATCCTTCATATTGTTATGATGATGATCCATACTACGGAATGGAATTTACTGATG